CCGAGATCGATCACATTCATTAGAATGTGGTCGGCCACGACTAGGTGGTTACAGATCGTTTTGGGTCGTCAGGTGATAAAACTATCAACCCTTAGTCCTTTCGAACCTCGGAAGATCAAGTGGGCCGTGCGTAATGCACTGTCCCTTGACTATACCGCAGGTCTGATGAGGACAGGGAAGATCGGGGTACTACCTGAGCGAGCTGGTAAGATGCGATTGTTCGCAATGGTTGATCCATTTACACAGTGGTTGTTAAAACCACTTCATGAGTGGATCTTCTCAATCCTGAGAAGATTCCCACACATTGATGGGACCTTTGACCAAGGGAGACCTCTGAAGAGGGTTCCTTTTGGTAAGGGTGTCCCAGTGTATTCACTGGATCTTACCGCTGCGACAGATAGACTTCCGATTTCCTTACAGGTGAGCATCCTGAAATCCTGTTTTGGATTCCATTTTGCACACTTGTGGAAATCTATATTGGTTGATCGGGTTTATACTCTGTCTCTGACTTCACAAAAGAAACCAGAACAGTTAGTGTATTCCGTAGGTCAGCCAATGGGAGCCCTATCGAGTTGGGGCATGTTAGCCCTAACTCATCACTTCCTTATCCAGTGCTCTGCCTGGCACAGCGGTACGGTGAAAACAGGTAAACTGTTTTCCGACTACGCTGTGTTAGGAGACGATGTGGTAATTTGGAATAAGGGGACAGCCCTCGCCTACATATCGATTATGAAATCGATAGGTATGGAGATCGGTCTTCACAAGTCGGTGATCTCCCCTGAAGGGAAATCACTTGAGTTTGCTAAGAAGACTCTTTACATGGGTGAGGACGTTAGTCCTATCCCTATCAAGGAGTATTCTGCAGCTCTTCAGACTAGTGCAGGCCTATCAGCCTTCGTTAACAAGTATTCTATACCCGAGAAGGTAACCCGAAGGTTACTAGGTCTTGGGTATAGAGCTACTATGACAACGAGGCGGTGGGTACTGTTCCTTATCCTGCACACTGTCGGCCTTGGGTGGTCGGGAATTAAGAAATTCATGGGTCCAGTAATAGAGTTTTCTTTGAAAACTCAACTGTACTCCCTTGGATTTACAATCCCAAAGCCTTCCGGCCCAGTGTCACTTCCATCCGCTTCTGCGGTCCTGGAGTTACTGTACAAAAGGTCTCAGGATCTTACTCGACTTATCGATCGTGCAACTTTGGAGTTGTCGACCGGAAGAAGAGAGGATCTGATACCGATCCGGGTAGTTGATCAGGGCTTCCTTTCTTCCCTTATTGGGGAGCAGGGGAGATCTGGTCTTCCTATCCAGAGTTGGTTGACAGGTAGACTGGCACCAATGAGAGAGATCATGACTACTATATATAGTAGTATGACTGCCTCACGGTTCCAGG